TCATCAGATGTTAAATTTTTGGTGTGGTGAATCCCCCTATGCGGAGGGGCGACCAGTCAGTTACAGAACCTGTAAATGCAGCGCGGGCCATGCCGACTGGGGCATGCTCACCGGGAGGCACCCGGCACCACGCAATGCCACTAAGCTATTTGGTAGTGGGGTTGTCGTTTCGGCTTCTCCAGCTATGTTTAAAAGGTAGTAACGGAAAAATGAGCGCTCTCCTGGTAAATCGGTAGCTCGGACTATTAGGTGCGTCTCGATCCGGTACAGAATCAGTATTGCCTACATTTCTGCCCGTTCCTCTGAGCGGGCTTTTTTTCGCCATGAATAAGGCGCCTCGGAAAGCTGAGGTACAAATCATTTGAGGCTGCGCTTATGCGCGGCCTTTTCTTTTTCCCCTCAATTCTGAGAGGACTCACAGCAATAAGAGGGGGCTAAATGTCCGATCCTGTTTCTGGCACAACGGTAGCTGCTGGCGGCCTGATGGGGGCCAGTATGTTCGGCCTTGCAACTGGCATTGATTATGGCGTGGTATTTGGTGCGTTCGCTGGGGCAGTGTTCTATGTCGCTACGGCAGTAAATATCAGCCGCCTAAAGCTGGTGGGCTACTTCATAACTTCATTCATCTTCGGTGTGATTGGTGCTCCTCTGCTGGGGTCTTACTTCTCAAAGTGGACGGGGTACCGTGACAGGCCGCTTGATGCACTCGGTGCTGTAATCGTTGCAGCCATAGCCATTAAATTGCTGACGTTCGTTAACAGTCAGGATCTGGGTAGCCTGTTTGGGATTCTCTCTCGCTTACGTGGAGGAGGGACAAGCAATGGTAACAAGTGATCCGAGCGCAATCGTCAATGCGGTGATATGCGCTGTAATTGTTGGGGCGTTGATGTTCTATCGGCGCGACGGGTCAAGACACCGCCCCATGATATCGCTGATGGCTTACTTCACTGTGCTGGTTTATGCCAGCATCCCTTTCCGTTTCCTGTTTGGCTTGTACGAGTCATCCCACTGGCTGGTGGTACTGGCAAACATTCTTATCTGCGGCGCGGTTCTCTGGTTCAGGGGGAATATAGCGCGTCTGGTTGATGCACTGAGGCACTAATGAATCAATCACAATTTCAAATGGCGGCTGGCATCAGCGCCGGGTTAGCTGTGCGCTGGTTTCCGCATATTGCAGCCGCGATGAAAGAGTTTGGCATCACTGCTCCACTCGATCAGGCAATGTTCATTGCCCAGATGGGACATGAGTCCGGAGGCTTTACCCGGCTGGTGGAAAATCTGAACTATGCAGCAGATAGCCTTGTGCCTACGTTCGGTAAACACCGTATCACCGCCCAGCAGGCCGCCGCACTCGGCAGAACGGCAACGCAGCCAGCTAATCAGCGAGCAATCGCGAATCTGGTGTATGGGGGCGAGTGGGGAAAAAAGAATCTCGGTAATCAGGTTGCCGGTGATGGCTGGAAATATCGCGGTCGCGGTCTGAAACAAGTCACGGGCCTGAGCAACTATCGCAGCTGCGGACTGGCGCTGAAGCTTGAACTTGTCACCCAGCCTGAGCTGCTGGAGCGAGATGATTACGCAGCGCGTTCAGCCGCATGGTTTTATGTTTCCCACGGTTGCCTGCTTCATTCCGGCGACGTGGAGCGTGTAACGCTGCTTATTAACGGTGGTCGAAACGGTCTGGATAAACGCAGAGCGCTGTTTAACCTGGCTAAATCTGTACTGGTATGAGGTCACTATGGGCATTGAAATGATTATTGGTCTGGCAACTGCTTTGCTGGCGATTATCGCTGGCGCGTTCGGTATTGGCCACGCTCGCGGGACCAGTAAGGCAGAAGCCAAAGCCGATCAGCAGCGTACCGAAGAGAACGCCGCCGCCACCGTCGCCGCGGCAGAACGCCGTGCTGAAGTCACGAAAGGGGCCAGCGATGTACAGGAAGACGTTAAGCGTATGGGCGATGACGATGTTGATCGGGAGTTGCGCGAAAAGTTTACCCGCCCCGGTAGTCGTTGATACGGCCTGCAGCTGGGTGAGGGTAATCTACCTGACCGACCACGATATCGACGTGCTGGGTAAGCAGACCAAGCGCGACATTCTGGCGCACAACAAATCAGTGCTGGTGAACTGCCCACAACAAACCGACAAGGCTACTAATAGCTAATAAAAACTGTTGCATCAACACAGCATGAGCATTATATCAGGGAAGACGACACAGTAAGGAGTGCTGCAAGATGAACTTAATGATGGGTGTATTCGGTTCCAGCAACAGGGGAAAAAGTGAAACGCTAATATTTCTGATAAAACTGTTTGAGCAAAGTGATCGCTATGCATCCTTTATGGCAGCAAAACCCCACCCTGGTGGAGAAAAGGATCTTATAGCTGTATTTGAGCGTGATGGACTTAAGATTGGGATATCCACTTTGGGGGATTTGGGCTCTCAGGTTGAAAAATCTACCAAAGAGTTAGCTGAGATGGGATGCAACGTGATCATCACTGCTACACGAACTCAGAAGAAAACAGTTGTTGCTTTTGAAAAGGTTGCTGAAGAGTTCAGTTTCAAAAAACTGTGGTTTGAAAAAAACAACAATATGAATGATTGTTGCAATAATTGGCCTAGTAAGCAGGAAGGGTTTGAGGCAATAAAAAGAAGCCGCTTTAATCAAAGTAATATGATGGATGCCAGTTTTATATTTAGCTACATCGACGGATTACCAGGTTGATTCGTTGGCAATAAATATCAAATACAAGTAAATACGATGCCTCGCAATAGCGGGGCTTTTTATTACCAGAAGCAGGAGAAGAAAATGTTTACCGTTAAGCAGATTATTAACAACGCCACTTCATTGTATGAGGCAAAAGAAATCACCGTTGCTCGTCCTGGTTCTGCGCAATGGCGTCAGGCTTTTGCTCTTGCTGATGAACTGGAGGTTATGGCGCCTGACATCATTGAGCATATCCCGATGTCCTATGAGGACCAAGATATGACGAAACCAGTTGGCGATGAGCATCAACTAACGGTCGAGCGTACTGGAGCAAACCGGGCTGATTGCATTGCCATTATTTGTTCAGGTATTCCTTCACCAGCTTTCCCGGACATCCCTGAGCTTGGTGGTGTTGGCTACCAGTTCCTTTACAAGGGCGATCAGATTTACATCACCAACAGCCACGGCTCGACTATTGAAACCGTGAAGTAGGGTATTACAGAGCCACCTTACGAGATGGCTCGATAATGCTTACCCGACAAGAAGCATAGATCTGGCGTCAACCAAAGAGGTGATCCACATCTTGACGGCTCGCAAAGACGAGAAGTGGCGGCGCAACTCTGAGAAGAAGTGGCAATGTTGCGATATAAATTCTGCGCGTGGCACCAGACAAAATTAACGGGAAGATAAGGGCGCGATGATGTTCTATTACATCTGGAATGGCTTATTGATTATCATCACCATAGGCTTACCTATTGTTTTGATGATCGCTTCAAACGGTGCTCAGCCTACTTTTATGTCCTGCCGCGAAATGCGTGCCCGCGATGGTACTCCTCAGGAGAAACCGAAAGACAATAATAGCGCCTGATAACTTCGCTTACTCTGGAACAAGCTTATGGCTACGATTAAGGATTTATCCCGGCAACTTCAGACGTTGCAGAAGCAAATCCCCTATGCCACAGCTCAGGCTATGACAGCCGTTGTTCGTCAGATTGCAGCAGCTCAAAAAGTAGCTTTGGGTCGGAAGCTGGAATCGCCGACGCCGTTCACGGTCAATGCAGTGGGTTCTTCAGGAGCCCGCAAGAACGATCTTCGCGCAAAGGTTTATGTACGAGATATCGCTGCAGGTTACTTGGAGCCTTTTGAGTTTGGCGGCGATCATAAGCTGAACAGCTCTGCTCTGCTTAACCCCAAAAATATCAAGCTGAACAAATACGGCAACATGCCGCGAAATAAACTTTCGCAGTTGAAAGCAAAATCGAATGTTTTTATTGGTGATGTGAACAATATCAATGCAGTCTGGCAACGTCGTAAGCCAAAACCTCCGAAGAAAAAGAGGGCTAAGCGCTCTCCCAATGGCATGCGCAGGCCTAAACCAAAACAGCGGCCACCTAAGCTGCTGGTGAGGTTTGGCGATGCACTTCCTGTAACGCCTGTGTTGGGGTATATGGACCGCTCGAAGGCTATGGCAGAAGCATTGATGCCTGCTGCGTTGAGTCGTGCTATCGCTGAGGCAATCCGAACGGCGAAGTAGAGGGGCTCCAAAGCCCCATACAATGGTGCGGATTACAGAGATATCTCACATGCCTTTATAAAGCTATTTGTTGCAGTGGTCGAACCAGATGCGTTTCCTGAGTACGAGGATTGGTTACCGCCATCTTGTGTCTGTACACCAACAAGAACTTTAGATTTAGCGCTCTGTAATTGCTTAAGCACTATGGTTATTTTATCTGCATCATCAGCCGCAACTTCAATGGACTGAGCGTTCCGTCGCGATAGGGATGCTTCAAGCTTATTGATTGGGTTGTCATCAACTTTGATGATCAAATCCATTGCAACAGTGGGAATAGAATCCTCTGTTTTGTCTGTTTCTACATACGCAACTGACAACTTATTTTTGGTGCAATCGAAAATCAGGCCGGAGTTTGAGGATGACAAGCTTCCTAACATCACAGCCTTTTTCCCACCAGTAAACAGGTCATCATCTACTTTTGTAAGCCATTGAGCGCTTGCAGAAAAAGATGTGAACATAACAGCAACTAAGGCTGCGCTAATAAAATTGGTTTTTTTCATCATTATCCCCTTGCATTAATCGCAATTATCTTAATCTGTGAATCATATTGAAGCTATGTAAAAAAAAGTTTCAAGCCCCCTTGCTACAAAAAAATGGGTCCTTCCTGAAACTTTTGTAAGGCACGGGCATTGCGCGCCGCAGTGTTTTCCTAGCTACAAGTTTTCAAATTTAGGTAACAGGTAACAGTTACGTTTTGTTACGTGTTTAGCTTTGTTCTTGATTACAAAAATATTTCCATCATCTGGTTGTTACCCTTGATGTTACCTCGTCTGGTTGAGTAACAGTGTCAGGTAACAGATCCGGCTGCAGGTGAGGTAACAATGAACCAGTCAGATTTTGCACGGTTACATGGTGTTAGCCGCAAGACCGTTACGATGTGGAAAAGCCGGGGATGGCTGATCATGTCCGGCGATGATATCGATGTTGCCGCTTCAAATGCACAGCTTGAAAAGTACAGGAAAAGCGTTAACCGGCCCGATAAACAGAAAACGTCTGCGCCAGAAAAAAAGAGAGCTGGCCAGGTGTTGCCTGCGCGCGAGCCGCCGGAAGAAAGTGACCCGTCACTGGAGGGGCTTGCGCGGGATTTCCTCCTTGAAAACGGCGCTGAGTTATCGCTGGATGAAGCGCGCCGGGTAAAGGAAAACTACCTGGCGTTACTGACAAAATTAGAGTTTCAGCAAAAAGATGGCCAACTCATTGAGATGGCTGCCGCCGAGGAGGTTCTTTTCAACGCCTTTCGCCAACAGCGTGACGCCTGGCTTAACTGGCCGTCAAGAGTGGCACCATTAATGGCTGCTGATCTGGGCGTGCCGGCGGACAGGATGACAGAGGTGCTGATTGAACATGTCCACAAACATATCTCAGTCCTCGGAGAACCAGAGTTTAACCCAGCAGAAGATTGAGCGTCTTCAACTGAGTGTCCGGAAAGGGTGGACACCGCCACCACGCATCAGCGTCCCGCAATGGGCTGATGACTACCGGAAGCTGGCGAAAGAAGCTGGCAGCACCTCCGGGAACTGGCAAACATCAACGGTTGAGATTGCACGCGGCCCGATGCTGGCCGCGACTGAATCGGGCGTCCACATTATTACCGTGATGTGCTGTACCCAGTTAATGAAAACAGCGCTGCTGGAAAATCTTTTCGGCTATTTCGCGCACCTCGATCCATGCCCGATTTTGCTCCTGCAGCCGAAGGAAGAGGCCGCCGAGCAGTTTTCCAAAGAACGCATCAGCCCGTTGGTTCGTGTGACGCCAGTTCTGCGTAACATCATCGGTGATTCAAAGCAAAAGAGTTCGAAAGAAACCATTCTGTATAAAGCCTTCACTGGCGGGTTTCTGGCGCTGGCTGGCGCCGGCAGCCCTGATAACCTTGCGCGCCGACCTATCCGTGTTCTGTTGGCGGATGAGGTGGATAAATACCCGATTACACGTGAAGGTGATCCCATTGCCCTGGCGGAAGAACGAACCGCAACATTTGGCCTTAACTGGCTTTCTGTGCGGGCTTGTTCCCCGACTGTTGAGGACGAAAGTCGGATTGCAGACAGCTATGAGGATTCTGATCAGCGGCGTGCTTCTGTAGTTTGTCCTCATTGCGGTCACCGACAGTTCCTCGATTTCTTTAAGCATGTTCAGTGGCCGAAAGAGGGTGATAAGCACCTGACGAAATTGGCCATGATCCATTGTGAATGTTGTGGTGCTGGCTGGTCGGAAGGTGAGCGCCTGCGGGCATTACAGACAATCCGCTGGCACCAGACCAAACCATTTGAATGCTGTGGTTCCCGTCATTCACCATTAATGGAGTACGACCAGAAATGGCATGAAGGCGACGAGGGCTGTGTTGATGTCGTCTGGCGCTGGTCGGAGTCGGAACGGCATGCCGTATACCGGGCGATTTGCCCGGACTGTGGGGCCGAGGCGCTGGATAATCACCACGCCGGGTACCAGGCGTCAAAGCTGTTTAGTCCCTGGCAGAAAGACAAGCCGTCGGACATTGCAAAGAAATACCTCGATGCGAAAGGGGATCCAGATAAGGAACAGGCCTGGTGGAACACCCAGATGGGGTTGCCGCACCGACCTAACCACGGGAAACAGCTCCCGGTTGATGTCCTGCTGGCGCGCCGTGAAGTCTTCCCGGCCGTCGTTCCTGATGGCGTGGCATTGTTAACTGCGGGCGTCGATACCCAGGGTGACCGCTTCGAAATCACGATCACTGGTTGGGGTCGGGACGAGGAATCGTGGTCAGTTGCGCATGACGTCATTTATGGCGATCTGGAAACTGAGGAACCGTGGAAGCGCCTCGATGCGTATCTGAAGCAGATATGGCGACGCGGTGACGGGCGAGGGCTGAATATTCTGGCTGCATGCATGGACTCCGGCGGACACCATACGCAAAAGGTTTATGAGTTCTGTAAAGAGCGCCTTGGGCGACGCATCTGGGCTATCAAGGGGGAGTCTGCGCAGGGTGGCAAACGCAACCCCGTCTGGCCAACCAAGCGACCGACATCGAAAAGTAAAGCCAGCTTCAGGCCAATTATTCTTGGCGTGAACTCTGCGAAAGATGTTGTTCGTGGGCGTCTGCATCTTGAACCGCCGGCTTTAGGTTCTGCAGGTGCGGGCTATATGCACTTTCCGGATGATCGTGACCTCGGATATTTCAATCAGCTATTGGCCGAGAGACTGGTTTACAAAGTGGTGGCCGGACAGCGATTCAGTGTCTGGGAGCCCATTCCGGGCCGGGCGAACGAAGCGCTCGACTGTCTCGTATACAGCTATGCCGCGCTGTGCGGACTGAAACATATGGGGTTAAAACTCAATGTTCGGGCTGCTAACCTTCAGGCCGATCCCGATAAGTTCCTGCCGGCGCCAGCCGAGCCAGAAGAAAAAATCAATTACGAATTACCGGGTGCCATCGTGGATGAGGCTATGGCTCCGGTTAAGCGTAAGAACATTTCTAAACTCCTGCCGCAATAAGGAAAACCATGTTTAACCGAAACACGAGCTTACTTGCTGGTGGGATGACTGATGAGCAACTCAGAGATGCTCTGCAGAAAGCGCAGCAGGCTTATATCGATCTGACTACCGGCAGCCGGGGCGTCTCATTCTCCTATACGCAGGGTGATGGGACGCGATCAGTCTCCTATCAGCAAAGCTCTCTCGCCGACCTGCTGGCGCTGATTCAGTTGCTGCAGGCGCAACTGGGAATTGTCGCCCGGCCACGGAAGCCAGTGAGGTTCAGATTCTGATGAATAAAGTGCAAATCCTTGGTCCGGACGGAAGACCTTATCAGGCACCAAAACCCAGCATGTTGACCGGAGGTAGCCGGGTGCCATATGACGCCGCAGATTCATTCAGCGATCAACTGGCGAACTGGCAGCCCGCACTATGGTCGCCAGATAACGAAATTAATATCTACCGCGACCGTATCGTTTCCCGTGCGCGCGATCTGGTTCGAAATGATGGGTGGGCCAATGGTGCCATAACTCGCCTGCTTGATAATGCGGTCGGCGCCAATTTCCGCCCGATCATGAAGCCTGACTATCGTGTATTACGGATGATGACAGGTAATAAAAGTTTTGACGCAGTATGGGCGGAAGAGTACGGAAAAGCACTCGCTTCCCACTGGAGAACCTGGGCATACGATACAGGCCGTTATTGTGACGTTGAGCGCAAGCTAACCGTTCCACAAATGTTGCGTCTGGCCTTTCGCCACAAGCTGATTGATGGCGATGCCCTGATGGTGCTCCAGTATCGCACCGATCGCCTTGGACCAGGTAAGGGGCGTTATGCCACGACGGTGCAGGTTGTTGATCCCGACAGACTCAGTAACCCGCAGCAGAATTTTGATATGCCGAATATCCGCGGCGGCGTTGAAATTGATGCTGACGGCGCACCTGTGGCTTATCACATACGTGAAGCACATATCGGTGACTGGTGGAGTGGCGCCAAAACGATGACGTGGCGGAGAATACCGCGGGAAACCGACTGGGGGCGTCCGCACGTTGTGCACGACTTTGACCATGAACGTGGGGCTCAGCATCGGGGTAATGGCATTCTGACTCCGGTGGTGCAACGACTGAAGATGCTGGTGAAGTACGACCAGAGCGAGCTGGAAGCGGCAATTCTGAATGCTATCTTCGCCGCTTATATTGAGTCGCCGTACGACCCCGAAATGATCCAGTCCGCGCTGGGGGAAAACTTCGAAGAGGGATTGGGAGCATACCAGGATGGTCGTGCAGAGTTTCATAATGATCGTCGTTTGACTCTGCAGAATGGCGCCCGCATGCCGATCCTTTATCCAGGGGAGAGAATAACAACGGTCAACGCTGCCCGCCCTTACAGCAACTTTGAGGTTTTCGAGTCTGCAGTATTACGTAATTTCTCATCCGGTACGGGGTTATCTCCTCAGCAGGTTACACAGGACTGGTCTGATGTGAATTACAGCTCTGCGCGATCTTCCTTGCTGGAGGCATGGAAAACGCTCACCCGCCGACGTGATGATTTTTCCATGGGTACCGCTCAGCCGGTTCTGACTGCCTTTGTGGAGGAAGTTCACGATAACGAGGATTTACCCCTTCCGAATAATGCCCCTGATTTTGTTGATGCCCGGGCAGCGTATTCCCGTGCGCGCTGGATGGGGCCGGGGCGAGGATGGGTTGATCCGGTGGCAGAGAAAAAAGGCGCCATTCTCGGCCTCGATGCCGGCCTTTCCACTCTCGAAATTGAAGTGGGTGAAAACGTGGGTGAGGACTGGGAAGAGATTCTTGACCAGCGCCAGCGGGAAATCGAGTCCTGCCTGAAGCGCGGGCTTCCATTACCGAGCTGGGCGCAGGCGGACCAGTTCGCCAGCCAGACAATTACCGATCCGGAGGAAAAGTGAATCTACCTCATCTGGCCCAGCGCCTTTTTAATACACCGCTGGCGCTGCACCCGAGTAAAGCTGAAGTCATCATGGCATCCGTTATGGACCGGTTTGGCATCAGTAAAATCGAATCCTCTCTTGCCATGGAGGATGACTGGTATGGATACGACAATAACCGGGGGCGGGAATCCCGTAGCGACCCGGGTTATGACAATGTGTTGGGCGTCGCTGTCATCCCGATATGTGGGACCCTGGTGCAGAAGCTGGGTAGCCTGCGCCCATACAGTGGTATGACAGGCTATGACGGTATTCGTCAGGCCTTCCTCACCGCGATGGAGGACCCCGATATTACGGGGATCTGCCTGGATATTGATTCGCCAGGCGGCGAGGTCGCCGGATGTTTCGATCTAGTCGATGTCATTTATGGCGCCCGCGGGAAAAAGCCCATCCATGCCATTCTGACGGAAAGCGCCTATTCCGCCGCCTATGCGATTGCCAGTGCGGCGGACCGGATTTCTGTTCCCCGCACCGGCGGCGTGGGTTCAGTTGGCGTTATCACTATGCATCTTGACTGGACCCAGCGGATTAAAGATGACGGCCTTAAGGTCACCATTATCACCTACGGTTCCCGTAAGGCTGAAGGTTCACCGCTGAGAGAGCTGTCAGATGAAGCGCTGGCGGCTATTCAGCAGGACATCAACACCATGGGCGAATTGTTTGTGAACACCGTCGCCAGAAACCGGGGGATTAGCGCAAAGGTCATCAAAAGTACTCAGGCTGCCTGTTTTATGGCTGCTGATGGTGTGGAACTTGGACTGGCTGATGAGGTGTGTCCTCCTGATGCTGCGTTCAGAAACTTACTTGAAAAAACAGGAGCCTGAAATGGCGAAGAAAAAGGCATTTAGTTTTGCTCACCTTATTGGTCTTGGTGCTACTGCTTCCGAAGAGGAAGAGGATAAAAAAACCAAAAAAGCAAAAGGTCGTCGCGCAGAAGAGGATGAGCGTGAAGATGATGCAGAAGAGGATGAGCGTGACGACGACGCGGAAGATGATGAACGCGATGATGATGACGCTGAAGATGACGGTGACGACTCGGAAGCGGCGGAAGACGATGACGATTCCGAAGATGACGGCGACGATGACCGCAAAGAAAGCAAAGCGGTGAAAAATGCCCGTGCAGCCGAGCGTAAACGTTGTGCCCGTATCTTCGGCAGTAAGCACGCCGCGGCGAATCCGTCACTGGCTGCGTCGCTGGCATTCAATACCGGCATGAGCTCTGCTGCCGCTATCAATGTTCTGGCTTCAACCGCACCAGCCTCGCGACCTGCCGCAACCCGCAAGCGGACACTTGACCAACGGATGCAGGACAGCCATCAGGCCCGTCTGAATCCGGATAGTGGCAAGAAAGAGAGCGGTAAATCGGCACTGGTAACCCAGATGACCGGCCTCTACAACTCCATTAAAGGAGATAAATAATGGATCAATTTGGTCAGAATGCCTTTGCGCCTGGCATGAAGAGTTCAGCGTTTGTACCGGATCAGTTGATTGCCGGTACGCTACAACTGGTCACTGATACCGGCACGATCACCGGCGGCGTGTATAAGCGTGGCACTGTACTTGGCATGATTACCGCCAGTGGCAAATACACCGCCAGTGTGAAAACCGCAACGGATGGTAGCGAGACACCGGCAGCTATTCTGGTTGATGATGTTGACGCTTCCACCCATGGCGATCAGTCCGGCGGTCTGTATCTGATGGGGGAGTTCAACCAGAATTATATTATTTTTGACGATTCCTGGACTGCACCGGAACTGAAAACAGCACTACGCCCGCAGGCCATCTTCCTCAAAGACAGCACTCAGGCACCTTTAACCACCTCCTGATGTATCCCTCATTTCTCCTGGCGAATGCTTTAACCGGCAGGCGCCGACCCATTTAAAATTTATGCCAGCGTGCGGCTGGCATTAGCAAGAGACTGAATATGGAAAATATTTATGATACCAGTGTGCTGGTGCAGGTCGTTCCTAACCTGAAAACCAGTCAGAACTGGCTGCTTGATCGCTTCTTCCCGAACGTCGTGACTTATGAGACTGAAGAAGTGGCGATTGACGTGGATGTCGGCCTGCGTCGTATGGCGCCATTTGTCTCCCCACTGGTGGAGGGCAAGCTGGTCGAGTCCCGTAAATACCAGACCAATACTTTCAAACCGGCTTACATCAAAGACAAGCGGGCGCCGGACCTGCGTAAACCTATCCGCCGTCAGATCGGTGAGCGTATTGGCGGTGAATATACAGCCGCAGAACGCGAAATGTTGAACCTGCAGTTTGAGATGACTGATCAGATTGACATGATCAACCGTCGCCTGGAGTGGATGGCGGCGAGTGCGCTGGTGTCCGGTACCGTCACGGTTGCCGGGGAAGGCTATGAAACCAAAGTGGTGGATTTCGG